CATGTTCAAGTGGTTCAACATCGTCATCGACCGACCCGAGACGATGGCCCGCTTCTTCATGGGACAGCGTGCCGTCTACAACAACTTCACGATTGTCGACGAGGAGGGCAACCCCGTCGACACCGCCCTGCGCGAGGGCGGCACGTTTGAGATGGGCCTCTACCAGCCCACCGACCGGATCGTGTTCCGCATCCCCGACGTCCTGCGCAAGGGGCCGCTGGGCAAGGCCCTGGAGAGCGCGGGCTCGCTCCGCATCCCCCTCGGCTCGGCCAACACGATCCTCCAGGGCCAGTACCCGACCCTGCCGTCGACCGGCCCCCTGGTCAACGTGCCCCTGGACCAGTTCCTGCGCATCGTGTCCGAGACGGACGGCGTGACCCACAGCGAGGACTGGTGGTACCGCTGGGCGTTCCCCATCGGTCGCCCCTCGGCGGGAGTCGAGGGCGTCATGGAGCAGATGCTCCCCGGCTGGGGTCGTCGCTTGCAGGACGCGTTCGGTGAGAACGACGACCTGGGCCACGCCAACCTGAAGTGGACCGTGGCCCGCGAGCTGCGAGTCCAGGCCGAGCAGGAGGGCAAGTCGCCCCCTACCGAGCACGACATCCAGAAGGCCACCAACGCCCTCTGGGCGCTGCGCACCCTCACCTCCTTCTTCTCCCCGGTGCAGGTGCAGTACGCGCCCAAGCACCAGTTCTGGCTGGACGAGGCGCACAAGATGCGCGAGGAGTACGGGCAGAACTACTTCGACAAGTTCCTGGAGAAGTACGGCAAGGAGGCCATGGCCTACGCCATCTCCTCCTCCAACTCCCTGGCGCACGTCCCGCCCACCAACGAGGGCATGGAGGAGTGGGCGGAGAACCGGGACCTGATCAAGAAGTACCCCCACTTCGGTGGCTTGATCATCAGCCCGGACGCCTACACCGACGACTACGCCCCCGACGCCTACAAGGCCCAGTTCGACATCAACCTGGGTGGCTCCTCCGCCGACAAGCTCCGCGAGGTCGCAGACCCCGACGAGCGCCAGGCCGAGGTGGAGCGGATGCTCGGGTGGAGCGACTTCCGCAAGATCACCGCCGCCATCGACGCCCAGTTGATGGCCCGGGGCCTCACCTCGATTGAGAACAACGGGGCCGAGGACCTGAAGGCCATGAAGGCCGAGGCGGTCTCCGACCTGAAGGAGCAGTACCCCGGCTGGACCACCGACTACGAGACGTTCGCCCGTGACATCGACACCAAAGTCGAGCAGATGGGCACGTTCGCGTTCAACAAGGAGTTCGACAACCGACCGGACTTCGCCGGTCTGCGGCAGTACCTGATCATCCGGGAGATGGCCACCCAGCGCCTGGACGAGAACTACCTCAACGGCGGCTCCCGCAGCCTCCAGACCCAGGAGAACACCGCTCTGCGCGAGTGGTTCTACAGCCAGGTCGGCCAGCTCGTGCAGTCCAACCCGGCCTTCGCGGAGGTCTACACGCGGTTCCTGAGCAACGACACCCTGATGAACGGAAGTGGCTGAGATGACGGACGGCTTCAGCAACCCGCCGACCACCACTGGTTCGGATGGCCCCAAGTCCGCCGAGGACTACGTGGCGGAGATCAACAACAGCGCCCCGCCCGCTGGCACCGGTGGGCCCTCCTCGACGAGCAAGCCCACCATGGTCTACGTGGGGTACTTCGCCCCCAGCACCACCGACGACACCGGGCGCGGCCTGGGCTCGCAGGCGACCGGGTCGGGCGGGGCCAACATGGTCCCCATTGATGTCCTGCTGGACAACTTTGAGGACCTGGAGCGCTGGCAGCAGCGCCAGCTCGCACTGCTGCTCGCGGTGGGCGGCTACCTCGGGGAACTCGACCTGGAGAACGTGATGGAGGTGGCCCGGGGCGCCAGCTACCAGCGGGTGCTCGACGCCTACGCCGCGCTGCTGGAGAACGCTGCGGCCCGCACCGCTGCCGGGCAGCGGCTCACCCCCGAGCAGATCCTCACGCACACGATCTCGTACCGCCTCAACGAGGACTGGAACGGCTCGGTCAAGGACCTGAAGGACATCCTGCGGGACAAGGGCGTCAAGGTCGGTCCCGAGAAGGACGAGGACGAGGAGGAGAAGCCCAAGGACCTCTCTGGGACCTTCACCAGGACCCGCACCGACACCTCGGTCAACCGCAGCATCATGGACCCCGACGACGCCATGGGCATGGCCCGGGCCATGATGCAGGACGAGCTGGGCCGCGACCCGACCAAGGAGGAGATGGAGGACTTCGTCGCCACCATCCAGCACGCCCTGCGGTCCAACCCCTCGCGCTCCACCACGACCACCACCGAGTCGCAAACCTTCGGCAAGAAGGGTCGCCTGCTCGACACCGACGTGGACACCGACACGACGACCCACCTGGGCATCACTTCCGAGGGCCTGCGCGACGTGGCCCTGCGCGAGGCCCGCAGGAACCCCGACTGGGCCGAGTGGCAGGCCGTGGGCACCTACGCCCCGGCGCTGTTCGCGGCGCTGGGCGCGACCGTACCGGGGGTCTGATGCCCATCCCCCGCGAGGATCAGGTCCAGCCGATCCAGTACGACGAGCCGAACTTCAACCCGAGCGCCACCCTCGACTCCACCCGGTTCTACGACATCAGCCAGCAGCAGCTCTACAACGCGGCGCTGATCTACCGCGTCGGGGTCAACATGGGGATGACGCGGCGCGACATCCAGATCGCGCTCATCACCGCCATGGTCGAGTCCAACCTGATCAACGTGAACCACGGCGACCGCGACTCCCTGGGGCTGTTCCAGCAGCGCCCCTCCCAGGGCTGGGGATCTCCCGAACAGGTGATGAACCCCGAGTACGCGGCCAACCAGTTCTTCTCCCACCTGCGCAACCTGGGGGAGCAGCGCTACTCGATGACCATGGGCGAGGCTGCCCAGGCGGTGCAGCGCTCGGCCTACCCCGACCGCTACGGGAAGATGATCCCCATCGTGCAGTCGTTCTGGCCGACCGTGCAGCAGGCTGCCGGGAAGTCCGCGCAGAGCCTGGACGGCGGGCCCTACGTCCCGAACGTCGGCTACGACAACTACATCACCGGCGCCGCCTACGAGATGGGCCTGCCGCCGCAGAACCCCACCGTGGGCCCGGTGGCCCCGGGCCTCGACCCGCAGACCCTGACCGGCTTGACCGACGCACTGGACGCCGGCCCGGTCACCCCCAGTGCCGAGGACATGCTCGGCGCCTGGGGGATGGGCAGCCAGACCGTGGGCGTGCCCGGCGACTCGATGGGCTCGGGCTTCGCCCCGCGCAACGACTTCCTCGACGACATCATGCCGGTGATCAACCCGGGCACCAACGCCCAGGTGATCGCCCCGATGCAGCAGGAGATGGGCGGCTTCACCCAGGGCGTGGACGGCTGGCGTAAGGCCGTCATCGCCGCCGCTCGCTCCGCCCTGGGCACGCCCTACACCTGGGGCGGCAACAGCCTGCAAGGCGGGGTGGACTGCTCGGGCCTCATCCAGCAGGCCTTCGCCGCTGCCGGGATCTCGATCCCTCGCGTCTCCTACGCCCAGGCCAACTTCGGCCAGCGCGTCGGGCTCGACGCCCTGCGCCCCGGCGACCTGGTCGCCTGGGACAACTCCAGCCGCAACAACGGCGCCGACCACATCGCCCTCTACATCGGCAACGGCCAGATCATCGAGGCCGCCCGCCCCGGGACGGCGGTCCGCATCCGCACCCTGGGCGAGGACGAGGACGCCTGGGGTGTGCAGCTCAACTTCGACCGACGCTAAGGAATCGGGATGCCTACAGGAAACCGCACCCCCACCACCCCTGGTGGTACCGGGGGCAACAAGCCCGGGAAGCGGGGCGGCAAGGGCGACGGCGGCAAGGACAAGATCAACCAGGATCAGATCGAGGAGGACTACGGCCTCTCCTACGCGCTGTTCTAGGCCTTCCCCGAGCTGAAGGCGCTGCTGAAGAAGGCAGTGGCCGAGAGCTGGAGCCCCGGCAAGTTCCAGGTCGAGCTGCGCCAGACCAAGTGGTTCGCCAAGCACTCCGACATCTGGCGCGAGGTCACCGCCCTCCATTACTCGGACCCGGCGACCTACGACGAGCGCTACCAGAACACGCTCACCCAGGTCACCAACCTCGCCGCCTCGCTCAGTGCCCAGCTCTCCCCGGAGGGGCTGGCCAAGCTGGCCAAGCGGGCCCTGCTCTTCGGCATGGACGAGACGCAGATCAGCGACCAGCTCGCTCGCTACGTCAAGCCCTCCAAGGAGGGCTACTACACCGGCGAGCTGTCCTCCATCGAGCAGACCCTGCGCAGCACCGCCTTGCAGAACGGCGTGCACCTCAGTGACGACCAGCTAAAGAAGTGGCTCCAGGCCATCGTGCGCGGCGACTCCTCGCAGGAGCAGTTCCAGAGCGGCATCCGCACCATGGCCGCGCAGATGTTCCCCATCTACGGCGAGCAGATCCGAGGCGGCATGGACCTGGTCGATGTGGCCACCCCCTACATCCAGTCGATGTCCACCCTGCTGGAGATGAATCCCGGGTCGATCACCCTCGACGACCCGACCATCCGACGCGCCCTGGCGGGAGCCAGGGACGCCCAGGGAAAGGTGAACACCACCTTGATCTCCGACTTTGAGGACTCCCTGCGCAACGACCCGCGCTGGCTGAAGACCCGCAACGCCCGCACGACCGCCGAGGGCTTCGCCGCCTCCATCGGCAAGATGTGGGGGCTGGTGTGAGCCTCATCCCGAACAGTGGCTGGGGCAGCCTGGCCAACTGGACCACCACCAACACGAGCGGCAACGGGGCGCTCAACCAGTACAGCGGCTGGGGTGGCCTCGCCATTTGGCCCACGCCCCAGCCCACGACCACCACCACGACCGTCGTGGAGACACCCCCACCGCCCCCGGTGGACCCGGACGCCGAGCGCGTCCAGAACGCGATGGACTACCTGCGCAAGTGGTTCGCCAGCGTCGGCATCATCCTCGACGCCGAGCTGGAGGGCATCCTGCTCACCGCGATGAAGGCGGGCTACACCCCCGCCGACATCGAGAGCGGCCTGCTCATCCCCGAGATCGAGAAGACCGCCGCGTTCAAGGCCCGGTTCCCCGGCTACGAGGCCTTCAAGGCCAACCACCAGGGACAGGCCATCAATCTGGCCACCTATCGCAGCCTGGAGATCGCCTACACCGACATCCTGCGCAACGCCGGGATGCCAGCCGGCTTCTACGACGACCACGCCGACTTCGGCCAGTGGATCGCCAAGGGCGTCTCCCCCGAGGAGCTGCAACGCCGGGTCGACCTGGCCCTGGACGCCGCCAAGGGCGTGGACCCCACGATGCGCAACCTGATGGCCCGCTTCTACGGGCTCTCCACCGGCGACGTGGCCGCGTACTTCCTGGATCCAAACCGGGCGCGGGACACCATCGAGCACCAGTACGCCTCGGCGGGCGTGGCCTCCTGGGCCGCTCGCAGCGGCTTCGCGGTGAACGACATGGCCCGCTACGAGCAGCTTGTTGCGGACGGCATCACCGTGGGCCAGGCAGCCCAGTCCTACGGCACGATCAAGTCTCTCCAGGAGGCGGTCGGCAAGTCCGCTGGCATCTACGGCGAGACCTACGGCCAGACCGACGCCGAGGACGACGTCTTCTTCAACCGCAACGACAAGCGGCGCCGGATCATGAACCTGGAGCAGGGCACCTTCGGGGGCTCCACCTCCGGGGCCACCGGCCAGGTCCAGCGCCAGTCCTACTGACACCCCGAACATGGAAGCCAGGGCGGTACGCGTGATCGACTGCGACAACTGTGGTGCGCCCTACGACGGCACCTCGACGCGCTGGCTCTGCCCGCGCTGCGGCATGAAGTCCTCCTGCTGCGAGGGAGCCCCGCTCCCCGCCTGCATCCCGACATGCACAGAGCCCGAGGCCTAAAGGGGGAAAGGGCCTCGGGCTCCGCCGCCCCGGACAGGGCAGTGGGAAACAACACCAACCAGTTGCGCCACACGCTGGCCCCCTGTGGGCCAGTGGTGCAACCGTAACACACCGACTCCAAGTGTCAACGCGAGGCGCAGATGTTTCTCTGGCAGGCCAACCTGGGCCGGGGCGTGAGCACCGAGACCTTCACCCGCAACCTGCAACGCGTGCTCGATCACGGCGAGGATGCCGTGATCGCGCTCCAGGAGATCGACGAGGCGGACCGGCCCGAGGAACGGGCCATCCTGGTGGACCTTTCCGCCAAGACCCACCGCATCATCGGCAAGCGGACCAGCGTCCCGATCCTGGTCCCGCGCTACATCGAGGTCCTGGAGAAGCGGGTCACCCCGGCCTGCGACGGCCTGGCGCTCTACACCCCCAACCGGGTGGTCACCGAGGCAGTGCTGCGCTTGCACTCCAAGCTCGACGTGGCGGTGCTCAACACGCACCTGCCACTGGACCGTCCCGCCACCGAGACCCGCCGTGCCGAGGTGCGCCGCGTCCTGCGCGAGCGCTGCCAGGACCAGCACCGGCAGGGCCGGGGTGGCATCTGGATCGCGGATACCAACACCCGCACCGGCTGGCCCCGGATCGCCCCGCGCGAGCACGAGGTCACCGAGGCGGGCATCGACCGAGCCCGGGCCTGGGCCCCGCCCGGTCGCCGGGTCGTGGTGATGCAGCGCCAGACCGTGCACCTGGGCATCGACGGACACGACGCCCACGGCGCCCGGGTCCTCTGGCACGCCGCCTGAGAAAACACAAGACCCCCACGGGGCCGTCCGGCCCAATGGGGGTTGTGTGAGCGAGTGGGTTGGTTTTTACCACCACGGCCTAGCTGAAGTTCTCGGTTAGTTGTCGAGTACCCCTATAGCCGTCCATGTGTTCACCGCTAGGTGTGTGCCGCCCTCGGAGCTACCGAGTAGCGCAGGCTCAGCAGTAGCCCTCGCCTAGTCCTGCACACCACATGAGCCTTGTCCGGTCAATCCAGCAGCACCGGATGTTCAGCCACGCTCCACCTTGGCCGTCGCCTCGGTGTTGAGCGCAACCGTAGCACATGTCGCCCCTGGCACAAGTGCTTTCACCAAGTTTCCCCGCGCGTCGAGCCGACGCGGGCGCGGGCGTACCAAGTCGGCACTCACGGAGCCGCGTCCCCTCCCCTTGGGGGGACGTGAGGCCATCAACAAGGAGGACCGCGTGAGCGGCTACTACAACAACCAGCCCGACTCCTACGGCGACACCAGCCAGGAGAGCGGTGGCGGTGGACTTCGCAAGCAACTGGAAGACGCCCTGGCAGAGATCAAGAAGCTCCGCCAGGACATGACCCAGGACAAGCGGACCGAGTCTGCCGAGGCACTGCTCAAGGGCAAGGGCCTTGACCCGGCCTTGAAGGACCTGATCCCCGACGACATGGAACCCCAGCAGTGGGTCGAGAAGTACGCGCACCTTCTCGGCGTCAAGCCTGGGGCCGACGCGTCGGGACAGCCCGGAGAGGAGCCCCAGGTCGTGGCACCCGTGGAGGACGACCCCGCCGTCGTTGCAGAACGACAGGCGCTCGCAGACATCCACGGAGCTGCGGCATCCGGCCAGCCGGCCACCGTCACCAGTGACGTCCTGGAGCGCATGAGCAAGATCCAGGACCCGGACGAACTCATGGAGTTCTTCCGTACTGAGGGCGCGGCGGGCTGATCCCAATAGCCCCCCACCCCGAAAGGAGAGTCGGAGATGGCTAACGCCTATACCGACATCACCACGGGAACTTCACTCGGCCTCAACCTGGTCAAGACCGGTTACGAGAAGCTCGTTGGCTTCCAGCTCCGGTCCGAGCCGCTGTTCCGTCGAGTGGCAGACACCCGTGCCACCGCACTCACCAACCCCGGTGAGACGGTCGTGTTCAACCTGTACAACGACCTCACTGCGGACACCACCAACCTCTCGGAGACGGTCAACCCCGACTCCGAGCAGGTTCCGTCCACCAGCACGGTGACCGTGACCCTCAACGAGATGGGTTCCACGGTCATCCCGACCCTGCGTCTGCGCACCTACACCTTCTCCGACATCGACCCCGCCGTGGCCAACCTGGTCGCCCGGAAGATGGCCGAGTCGGTGGACCTGCGCGTCCGCGCGGTGCTCGACGCTGGCACCAACGTCGCCCGCTCCAACGCGGGTGTCCCGAGCACCTCCAAGGCGCTCAACACCCTCACCACGGGTGACACCTTCAAGGCGCAGATCCCGCAGACGCTCGTCGCCAAGATGCGCGGCGCCAACGTGGTCGAGAAGATGGACGGCAACACCTTCGGTGCGTTCATCCACCCCGACGTCGCTTACGACTTCCGTCGTGAGACCGGCGAGCTGGGCTGGCGCTACCCGCACAACAACGTGGCGCCCGAGAACCTCTGGAAGGAGCAGATCGGCGTCTACGGCGGTGTCTCCTACATCGAGTCGCCGCGCTGCCGCACCAACACGGACGGCGCTTCGTCCAAGAAGGTCTACCGGACCTACCTGTTCGGTGCGCAGGCCCTCGCAGAGGTCGTGGCTGTCGAGCCGCACCTCATCATCGGCCCGGTCACGGACACGATGATGCGCTTCCGCCCGCTCTCGTGGCACGGGATCGCTGGCTGGAGCGTCTACCGCCAGGAGGCTCTCTGGCGCGTGGAGTCGGTCTCCAGCATCGACACCTTCTGATCCTTCTGGATCTCTCCCTGGGGGGCAGGGCTGCTTTGCCCTGCCCTCCGGGGTCCCCCTTCGTCGCTTCCTCTTAGGAGAAACTGCCATGCCTGCGGGCCTCAACGACACTCTGCTCAACATCGGCAACGCCGCCATGCAGACCGCTGCCACCCACGCCCAGCTCTACACCGCTGAGCCCAACGCCGCTGGCACGACCAACCTCACGGCGGCGGCTCGCAAGCCCATCACCTGGGTCACCGCCGCGAACGGCGACATGGTCGCCACCGCCGACGTCGCCTTCACTGGGGGCGCGGCCTCCGGGGCCTGCACCTATGTGGGCCTGTGGTCGGCGCTCACCGGTGGCACCTTCTATGGCTACTTCGGCCTCTCGGGCGACACGGCCTTCAACTCGGCGGGGGAGTACACCCTCACCAGCATCACCATCACCGGCATCTCCTCCTGATCACCACTCCCGTCGACCCCGGAGGGAAGTGACCCATGGCCATCGCTCGCGGCAACACTGCGGTCAATACCAGCTCGGCTGCGACCTCGCTGTCCTTCACCAAGCCCACTGGGCTCGCCAATGGCGACGTCCTGGTGAGTGTCTGCGGCAACAGCGGGACCACCGCCGTGATCCCCACTGGGTTCACCCTGATCGGACGACGGACGACCGCCGCCTCCGAGGAGATCATCCTCGCCTACAAGGTGATCACCGATGCCACGAGCGAACCCGCCAGCTACACCTGGACCGGCACCTCGGGCCGCACCTCGGTGGGCGGGGTCATCTACACGGGCGTGAACACCAGCAACGTGCTGGACGTGACTGCCGCCACGGCAGCCAGCACCAGCCCGGTGAGCACCAGCCTCACCACGGTGACCAATGGCGCCTGGGTCGTCGCGGCGTGCGTGGGCGACTGGTCCACGGCGGGCATCAGCACGCCCTGGAGCCAGATCATCTATCTGCTCAGCCCCGGTCGCGCCACCGCGCTCTCGGACAACCTGCAAACCACTGCGGGGTCAACCGGCTCCATCACCTTCGCCAATGGCGACGGTGCCGCCCTGGCCATGGCGAGCGTCTCGGTTGCGCTCCGCCCGGTAACCACCGTCACCGGAGGCTTGGCCTCGGGCTCGGTCTTGTGGGCAACCGGGGGCGCGGCAGTCGGCATGAGTGGCCCACCGGTCGTCCTGGGTGAGGGCGCCGCCACCGGCTCGGTCACCCACACCGGGGTCGCAAGCGGCTCCAACGACGCCGGTCCCGCCAACCTGGTCGCCACCACGATCTCCACCAGTCGCATCGACCTGACCTGGAGCGCGGCAGCCGGTGCCACCGGCTACGACATCGAGCGCGACGGCGTGGTCATCGTCACCGACCACCCGACCACCGGCTACTCCGACACCGGCCTCGCGGAGAACACCACGTACACCTATCGCGTTAGGACGGTGCGCTAATGGCGGTCACCAGCCTCTGGGTAGGTGGCGTCACCCCCAGCTCGGTCAACGTCGTCGCCAAGCTCACCAGCGGCACCAACGCCCGGCTCCGGGTCTCCACCGCGAGCAACCTGTCCGGCTACGTCCTGGGCCCCTCGGCCACGATCAGCTCCACCTTCGCCAAGCTCACCATCACCGGGCTCTCGGCGGGCACCCAGTACTACTACGGCGTCGAGACCGATGGGGTGCTCGACACCGCGAAGACGGGCTCGTTCCGCACGGCGCCCACGACCGGCGCCGCCACCAGCTTCTCCTTCGTCTTCGGCTCGTGCGC